GTATACTCATAGTCCTTTGAGATGTCAGTCTTTTGCTCAGGTTTTACAATACTCTTTGGAGTATTATCAACCTCAACAATGCTACTCTCTACATTTAGAGCATCATCAATAGAATCAAATTCAGACATAAGTATCAAATATCAGACTGTTGTGTGGGACTATAAGACTTGGAATCACCTAAGTATTCCCAAGTTTCACTAAATCCAAAGTCATCTCCAGGATCTGCATTGATAGGATCGGGAACAACTGTGTATCTCATTTCCCTCTTGGCAGTAAGAGTATTAGTATCCGCATAGTTATCCACGATAACCTTGCGAATGAGACCTTCTGGATTATCTGCGACAGGACCAAACAGATATGTCTTTGCTGTAAACTGCAATCTGTATATCAGTGCTCTTCTTGTTGAAAAATCTCCTTCATAGTCATCTTGCATTGATACACTATTCAGGACAACTGGGATATCTCTTTTTTCTCCAATAGATTCTACCAGGTCAATAGTAATATTGAAAGATGGTTGGAAGTATGGTAAGATTTGCTCAACAATTTGAAGAGCATCATCATTCAACTTGCAAAGAATGCTCAATTCAAATCCAATATTATAAGGAACTGGCATAAAAACCTTCTTCATCTTGTCGTTATTATCGACAGCACGGAAAGTTTGTGTTACTCCAGTTTTTCTGGTCGAATCATAATCAATAGATGTCATTTCGAATGACATTCTTGGAAGAGTAATTTGTACCGCTTTATTTAAATCTGCCTGCTGCTCAAGTCTTGCTAGAAACTTTTGGGTAGGACCATAAGCGAGAGGAACCTTCATCTCACTAATAACGGAATCGGAATCATTCTTATGTTTAATATTGATATCATTAAAAAGAGTTCCGAAACCTATAATAGTTTTTCTAATGATTTCGTGATAGTAATAGGTTCCTAACATTAGTAATTACCAAATGGGTTTGATTGTGAAAAGTCTAAAATAAGATCTGCCTCAGATTCAATTTCTTCATTTTGTCTGTATTTATCATTGATTGTATTGATACCTACAGATGCAATATGGTAAGATGCTGTCGATTTTGCCCCAGTAACAACTTCTCCAGGATAGAAGTCCCCATCAATATTACCAATTTCAAGAATTCTTGTAGAACTAGTCCATCTCTTGACTCTTGCTGTAGTACCAGACCTGTTGCCAGTAACAACTTCATTACGCCAGAATGTTCCAACTCCAACGGTTGCACCTACACCAATAGTTATTGTTGGTGGTCCATCATAAGTGCTTCCGGAATTAGTTATGTATATATTTGAAACAGTTCCTCCAGCACCAATGAATGCTCTTGCTTCTGCAGTAACTCCAACACCAGCAGGACCTGCTATTGTAATTGATGGGACTGTTGAATATCCAACACCACCATTAGTTACTGTGATTGTAGAAACTCCTCTTGTCGTTATAATGCCACAAGTTGCCGCCGCACCAGTTCCCCCTCCACCTGTGATAGAAATAATTGGCGCAGCAGTATATCCAGATCCTGCATTAGTTATGAGGATCTCTTTGACAGATGTTACACGATTTACTGTGGTTGTAATTGCAACTGCAGTTGCTGTTGTAAATCCTGTTGGTGGTGATGAGAATGTTACTGTTGGTGTGCTCGTGTATCCAGAACCATCATTGGTGAGATAAATTTGATTTACACAACTTAAAGCAATACCTGCTGTTGCTCTTGCAGTAGTTCCTGCAGAAACCAATACAAGATTTTCAATATATCCAATAGTTTCTACAGTATCTGTAATATCATCAATGGTAGTATCAATGATTTCATCCTCATATTCAAAGAGTTCACATTTTAACTCATAGATATAATTTTTTCCAAGTTGATAAAATGGATTTTCGTGCTCTACAAATTTAACTTCGAATAATCTCCCACCAAGAGGAAAATAAACTAAGTCTCCTTCTCTTGGTCTCGTTGAAACCTCTATCTCATCATCATCCATACCATCAAGAAATGGCGAGATAAAATCTTCAAATCTTTCTTTAGATATTGTAAGCGAAATTTCATCTCTGAGACTTACGCCAAATTTTGTCATAATATCTCCTGCACCACCGTATCCATCATATGTGTTAACATATGCTTCCAGCAGAAAGTTATCATCAAAAGTTGAAGACTGTATTTCTTCAATGATTGTTTGCTTTCTTACATACTTTCTTGGTATATAAGTAACTTCAATACCATATATCTTCAGTTGCTCATTGATGAGCTCCTGTACTAATCTCTGCTCTCCTTGAGAGCCTTGTAAGAAGAAGGGATTTAATGCCATTATCCAATAAAGTCGTAAGGAGGAAGTTCATAATCCATATTCATTCTTGATTGCAATTCTGCTAACTCTTTTTCGGCATCATCATATAGTTGTCTTCCATTTAATTCAATTCCACCAGGAAGTTTAACACCCTGGAATTTAATTAGATTTTGTCCCCACTGTCTTTTAATTAGTGAGGTCAAATACTTTTTAAGAAAACTGTCATTATACACACCAGTAAATGTTGCTGGGTCAAGTATTCTATGGCAATCGATAACTATATAATCTCCAACATTGACACTATTCCAATCGATGTCAAGATATAATCTATCTTGTCTTTTATTGTATCTCAGTTGTTTGTCTGGTGTTAGCAAGAAATCAATATCTTCTAAGTAACTCTTCACCATTGCATATTGAAGAAGTTCTACAGAGTTAAAATAGTATAAGTCATTTAAGAATAACTGATATTTAATACTAAACATCCCACCAGATATCGAGCTTGTATCAAACTTAAATACTCTTTCAATACCAATTACGCTATCTGGGACTTGAATAAAGTTTGATGTCTCAAAATAACTTGAAGATATTGTACCTTTCCCCGGAATATTTGTTGAAGTTGCGGTAGTAGTTACAATACCAACTGTGTTTGTGCTTCCACTTTGATTTGTCGCCTGTCCCCTATCAACATCATCTTGAGTGAATTTATATTTAAGATACATTCTTTCAACACCATCAAAATGCCTCTCCTGAAAGTATTGAAGAGCGTCATCAACCAAGTCATCTATTTGATCATCGTCAACATTAATTTCCAACACTGGAGCACCCAGTCGTCGTAGACAATAATCAATTAGTTCTTGGCGTGATGCTGGTTTTGCCATTAGAATTCCTCAGAGGATGAATTATCTTTTGTTGTTTTTCTGGTAGTTTTTGCTAATTTTAATTTTTCAATCTCTGCAGTTTGTTCAACAATCTTTGCATTCATTGCTTCTATCATCTGATTAGAAGTCATTATTCTTGCTTCAAGAGCAACTATCTGAGCAAAAAAATCAGCAGACTTGTTTTGGTATACTGTAATAAAATTTTTATAATCGTTTTCAGTCATTTCAATAGATACAAAAAGAGGTAGGATTGCTCCTACCCATATTTATAAGTTATAGTTTATTTATCAGAATGTGCCTGCATCAATCGTGATATTCTCTAAGAATCTTTCAGACCCTGTGCAAGAAATAACTTGAGAAGACCCAGCACAATCATTTACATAAAGACCACCGATTTCGAAGTCTGCGTATGTAGAAGCGGTCAATACACTAGCAGATTCGCTAACTACTGAAGCAACTACAATTCTTGATACCGAATCATCCCAGTAAACAGCAGCTTTTCTGGCAGCACTATCAAAGTAGTGGAAAATAACACCAACATCAATGTTTGCATCGGATGAAGGAGCAACAAGACTGCCACCACTATTGACAAGACCAACTTCAATCAGACTATCTTCAACAAGAAGAGTTTCTGTATTTACCTCTGTTTGAGATCCAAGGACAGTCAGATTTCCACTAACTGTGAGGTCACTAGCAACACCTACATTACCAGTTGTGTTACTAATAGTAATAGATGTGGTGCCATCCTTTGCTTTGAGGTTTGTTGCCTCAACAGTTGTAACATCAATTGTATTGACAACTGTAAGGACATTGCCTGTAAAGGTGAGGTCTGCACTGTCAGTGATTTCGCTAGAAGAACCAGCAAGCAGAACTCTAGTGTTTGTTAAATCGCTAAGAACAATATCATTTCCTGCAGTAACAGTTAAGTTGTCATCAACAGTAACTGTGCCACCAGCAGAGTCGAGAGTCAGATTACCAGCATCGGTATCAATCTCTCCAGTGCCACTTACGCCAATCTGGACATTATCAATTGTTAACGCATCGCCATAGATTTCTGCCCATCTGAGACCTGTTGTACCAAGGTCTCTTTGACTGTCGTCAAGAGGAATCAGGTCGCTATCAAATCTTCCAGTGACAGTTACAGAATCTGTAACAGCATCACCGATATTTACATCACCATTGAGGTCTGTCTGACCAACTACTGTCAGGTTATCATCAACAGTAACTGTGCCACCAGCAGA